GAATTTCATTTCGAAGTTCTTTGATGGCTTCGATGAGAATACCCGCTAGGTTACCGTATGCCACAGAATATGTCGTCTCCTCAGAACCGTACACAGCTTCCGGGAGAACTTCTTTCACCTCCTGTGCTAAAACACCTGTTTTTCGTTCACCTCGATGATCGAATGTGTATCCACCCATTTGACACACCTTATCAAGGGCGCTTTCAATTCTCTCTATATTCGATTTAAAACGTTTGTCTGAAAAGGCGGTAATATCGTCACCGGCGTAAATCTTTTTGGCCACTCCCAAACCACCGCGTACCTGAAGCGCTCCCGACGTTGTACTTGTTGAGTCTGTGGTGCTGGTAAATACTCCGGTACTCCACGAGGAACGATCATAAGCTGTCTTGACAGCATTTGCGGTTGCAGCTTGCGTGGTTGATGTACTGGTTGTCAGGTTATTCAACTGCACAACACCTTGCGCAGTTGTAGACGCATCTGGAAGACGATCCACACCAATGGATCCAGAATCTATGTTACTCCCATCTATACTACCACTAAAACTGGTTGCGTAAACAGCTCCACCAACACCGAGACCACCGGTTATTACGACAGCCCCAGTCACTGTAGATGAAGATGCCGTAGTACTCGTAAACGAACCCGTACTCCACGAGGAACGATCATAGGCTGTCTTGACAGCATTTGCGGTTGCAGCTTGCGTGGTTGATGTACTGGTTGTCAGGTTATTCAACTGCACAACACCTTGCGCAGTTGTAGACGCATCTGGAAGACGATCCACACCAATGGATCCAGAATCTATGTTACTCCCATCTATACTACCACTAAAACTGGTTGCAGTTACAGGACCTGATATATCTATAGGTAAATTACCCGTCTCATCCAAGGTGATTTGATTAGATGATGCGTCACTATTTGTTAAACCAAACTTTAACTTTGAATCCGATATATCGTAAAAAATGGCTACATTTGAATTGAATTTACCAAAAATTAAACCAACATCCTTACTACCACTGTCATTCCCCTGACCAAGTGAAATGATAGTATCCCTAACTGTAAGTGAAGTAGAATCCACTGTAGTTGTGGTTCCGTTTACCACAAGATTCCCACTGACAATTACATCTTTACCGACATGTATATTTTTAGCAACGCTTAGACCACCTGTGGTTACCTGAAGAGCACCAGTTTGCCCAGAAGTTGCGTCTTCGGAATTTGTTAACAGAATTTTATTACTTGATGAATTTCCAGAACCACTCGTAACCGTTTGTAAGGTTGTGGCGACACCGGTGAGTCCCGAACCATCGCCAATAAAACTGGTCGCGTAAACAGCTCCACCAACACCGAGACCACCGGTTATTACGACAGCCCCCGTCGTTTTAGATGAAGATGGCGTTGTGTTTGTAATACTTAAAACCCTATTAGTTGATGCACCACCCTCTGTAACTTCTTGAAGTGTTAATGGGAGACCGGTAAGTCCCGAACCATCACCAATAAAACTGTTCGCGTAAACAGCTCCACCAACACCGAGACCTCCAGATACTCTGAGAGCCCCAGTCCCCGTAGATGTAGATGCCGTTGTGTTTGTAATAGTTATCACTTGGTTAGTTGATGCATCACCCTCGGTAACTGCCTGTAATGTTGTGGGGACACCGGTAAGTCCCGAACCATCACCAATAAAACTGGTTGCGTGAACAGCTCCGGCAACACCGAGACCCCCAGATACTCTGAGAGCCCCAGTCCCTGTAGATGTAGATGCCGTTGTGTTTGTAATACTTACAACCCGGTCAGTTGATGCATCACCCTCGGTAACCGCCTGTAAGGTTGTGGGGACACCAGTAAGTCCTGAACCATCACCAATAAAACTGGTCGCGTAAACAGCTCCACCAACACCGAGACCTCCAGATACTTTGAGAGCGCCAGTCCCTGTAGATGAAGATGGCGTTGTGTTTGTAATACTTACAACCCGGTCAGTTGATGCACCTTTTGTGGTAACCGCTTGTAGGGTGACTGTATTGTTCAATTTACCGACATCTATTGTAGCATTTTGAATATTATCATTGTGAATTGTGAGTAGACCTATTTCACTTCTATTATCACCGATGAGTGAAGCGCTTCCACCAGTAACTGTGTGTCTTTGGAGTTTTGAACCCGCAATTTGATTGTTTTCAATTTGCCCAAGTGTTAATTCAGTTGACTCAAGTTTTGAGAGTGGTATACTGAGGTCTTGAATCTGTGTACCTGTGATCGTACCATTCGCTATCTTTGCCGCGGTGACACTTTGATCGGAAATCTTCGTAGTCGTCACGGCGGCGTCGCTCAATTTTGTACTTGTCACCGATGTATCACCTAACTTCGTGGTCGTGACAGAGGCGTCACCCAACTTCGCGGTTGTCACGGATGTGTCATTTATTTTGGATGTGGTAATAGATGAATCAGTGAGTTTAGCCGTCGTCACGGCATTATCGGCAAGTTTTGTGGTGGTAATAGCTAAATCAGCTATTTTGGGGGTTGTGACGTTACCATCTCCAATAAAAGCTGTACCAACGGCACCCGGTGCGATTTTATCTGCAGTCACCGCACCATTTGCAATTTTTTCACTAGTGACACTTCCATTGGCTATTTTAGCTGCTGTTATTGTGGAGTTGGCAACTTTATCACCTGTTACACTTAAATCCTCAATTTTAGATGTTGTTATTGCCGAATCAGCGACTTTATTTGTTATTACAGCATTTGTTGCGAGTTTTTCTGCCGTGATTGTTGCAGCACCGATACGTTGAGGTGATAAGGAACCAGTAATAACAGCGGCTGGTATATTAGTAAGACCCGAACCAGAACCCCTGAAAGTGGTAGCTATGACTTCACCTGAAGCGATAAGACTCGTAGTGGGATTTGCCAGTTGTAGGGTCACCGACGTGGTGGCGGACTGTTCCGTTACCGCTTGTAGAGTTGGGGAAATATTTGCTAACGAACCCGCTTGTACTTGAAAATCACTTGCTTTGACAGCGCCATCGATAGATACATTTTTGTCACCATTACCATTGTTCTCGCCAAGAGTGGTGACAAAAATATGCGTGAGTTGCCCGGCGTTGCCAAGGAACGGCATATATATTAGTTTCCGAATAAAATTCCAGCCATTCCGTTCTGGATACGAATTACATTATAGTTTAAGGCATAAACAACTATATCTTCATTTGTTCTACTACTTCCTTTTACTGGATTTTTAATCACAAGTTCTGCATTATCGAGACGACTAAAATTACAAGTACCGTTCGGTGTGTGTGTAGATGCATTTCTACAGAAGTGATACACGTAGTATCTAGTATAAAAAGCAGCCTTTTCAATTTCATCGTATTGGATAATACCATACTTGGAATATTTGTAATTTTGTACAGTGTGAAAATAGACTGGGGTCATATCTTCAACCAATGGTGAGCCATTTAAAATTATGTCAGCCGTATCAAATGTAAATTTATCATTTACAAGGGTTCGTTCCTTCGCCTTGAAACCAAAGAAAATACTTTTCACCGGGTGATTGAAGTAAGAAAGATCAATTTTAGGATCTGTATATGCATGTCTTTGAACCTGTGTGATGAGAAATTCTAATTTGTTATTCACGAAATACTCCCGTTCATCGGTGTCCAAAAATATATAACTTCCACACACGCGAACGTTGGTAGCTGCGTGATTTTCAAATGTGACTTTTATTTCTACTGGGTGGTATTGAAGTGCCACGAGGGGTAAAAACATGTCGTTGTCACAAAAGAAAAAATGAAGTGGTAGAAAATTAATGTTAGAACTTGAAACCGCGTTATTGATTTCTTGAGATTTCGTGTATGTGTCAGCCAAATAATTTTGCCATATACCCGTCATGTAGTCATATGTTTGCGAATCAACGAGTGTACCACCTATATACAGGTCAAAACGCGCACCGTCAAATTTAGTAAGAAGGTCATCACCCTCTAACCAAATACCATCGAGAAGATCACCATAGGTTGGAACTGTGATTGTGTTATCCGAACTCGATAGATTTTTCTTTATCAGTTTGGGGGACTGTGAAAAATTTTTTTGACGCGTGTATTTTGTTCTAAAGAGGGATGTACCACTCTCCTGATTTGTGATATATACATCTTGAACGCCCCTGGATATTAACTGAACAAGAGCGCCAGACATCTCTACTAATAAGAGACATTTTTAACTTTAACCACCTTCTAAAACTTTAATTCTTGTCTCCAATTCCTGTATAGACTTCACAAGGAATGGAATCAGTTGATGGTAGCTTACTGTTGATGCATTTGATCCCCAGGCACTATAATCTGGATCATCTTGTGGGTCATCTGAAGGTGCCGGAGGCTTTTCTTCAGTTGGCTCTGCCCCCTCACCTAAGACGACAATGTGTCTCAATTCGGGTGCATCGTACCACAGATCTTGAGCCATAAGACCCGATTCATGACCAATGACATTTGAACTCCCAATATCTTCCAGTTTGTCGTAGTTTTGTGGTTTGAGTTTGAGGAGAGTTTCAGTGGCGTTCTCTATATAGACCTCATTGACCTTCACCCGGTCGTCGGAAGAACCCGTGTGTATCTCACCCGTTCCCGAATTCCAATAGAGTGCCGCGCCACCGGTGGCACTTCCAATGGGTTTTACAAAAAAGGCGTTGGATTTTGTAGTGTTAAGCTGTAATCCCGTACTATTTATAATAGTAGTGTTAGTTCCTATATTAGAATATCCCGCTTGGTAGCCTATAGCTATGGAATTGTCACTCTGACTGCTATATCCCGCATTGTAGCCTATAGCTATGGATTTGTTACCCTGATTGGAATATCCCGACCCCTGACCTGAAGCTACACAACTTTCACCCTGATTGGAATATCCCGACCCCTGACCCACAGCCACGGAATTTTGTCCCTGAAAATAGCTTCCAGCCAAGCTACCAATGGCCACGGAATCTTGTCCCTGTAGATTATATCCAGAAATAGTCCCCATAGCTACTGATGCACGACCTTGATTTATTCTACCAGCAGAATTACCAATTGCAATGGCTTCAAACCCCTGACGTTCGTTTCCAGCAGCATACCCCACCGCAACTGCATCACCCTTCGTGTCACCTTCGTATCCAGTCTCATTATATCCCTGTGACGTTTTACCTGCATCGACACCTATGGCAACAGATCTATAATGTTGACTGACTTCTCCACAACCCCACCCAATGGCCACAGTCTTACCCACAGCTCCCAGATAAAAATCGGCTGTAATATAACCGGGATTATATCTGGAAGCTCCCTGTCCATCATATCCAGAACGATAGCCCATAGCCACACATTCCGCGTTTTGACCTGTACGTCCAGCTTCATATCCTATAGCGACTGATTGAGTTGCTTGGTACGATTGTCCAGCATTTGACCCAATGGCTATCGAAAAGGTGTTTTGATCAATTTCACCTGCAACGTAACCTATAGCCACCGATTCAATTCCTTGATTGGACTTACCCGCTTGGTAGCCCATAGCCACAGATTGCCTCCCTTGCTCAATATGACCGGATTGGTAGCCTATAGCCACGGATTGAGATCCTTGTATGGATTGTCCAGATTGAAGACCCATGGCTATGGATTGCTGCCCTTGGTCAATTTGAGCGGATTGGTAGCCTATAGCCACAGATTCAATTCCTTGATAGGACTGACCCGCTTGGTAGCCTATAGCCACCGAAAGGGCATTTTGACCAATTTGACCCGACTCAAAACCAATGGCCACAGATTGAGTGTTTTGAGCCACTTGACCAGCGTTGTCTCCCATAGCCACCGACTGGGTTGCTTGGTACGATTGTCCGGCATTGGAGCCAATAGCCACGGATTGGGCATTTTGGGACAATTGACCAGCCACATAACCGATAGCGACCGATTCTGACCCTTGGGCTGTTTTACCTGACTCAAAACCAATGGCGACCGAAAAGGCATTTTGACCTGTTTGTCCGGAGGTATCCCCAACAGCAACGGATTGAGTTCCTTGGTTGATCTGACCAGCTTCGTGACCGATAGCGACTGATTGGGACCCCTGGGACGTCTGTCCCGATTGAAAGCCAAGGGCGGTTGATTGTTGACCTTGTGAGGTCTTACCGGATTCAAAACCAATTGCCACTGATTGAGACTTTTGAGCCACTTGACCAGCGTTGTCTCCCATAGCCACCGACTGGGTTGCTTGGTACGATTGTCCGGCATTGGAGCCAATAGCCACGGATTGGGCATTTTGGGACAATTGACCAGCCACATAACCGATAGCGACCGATTCTGACCCTTGGGCTGTTTTACCTGACTCAAAACCAATGGCGACCGAAAAGGCATTTTGACCTGTTTGTCCAGAGGTATCCCCAACAGCAACGGATTGAGATCCTTGGTTGGTCTGACCAGCTTCGTGACCAATAGCCACCGATTGAGACCCCTGGGTGGATTGCCCAGACTGGTAGCCCATAGCCACAGATTGAGATCCTTGACCGGATTGCCCAGACTGGTAGCCTATGGCCACAGATTGAGTGTTTTGACTGTACTGAGCCGCATTTAGGCCAATTGACACACACTGACTGTCTTGTGAAGTCATACCAGATTGATGCCCAATGGCCACGGATTGTTCTCTTTGTTTTGTTTGACCAGATCTAAATCCCATAGCCACGGATTGTATACCTTGCGATGATTGGCCACATTCATAACCAATAGCTACAGATTTTTCGCCTTGTTGTGTCTGCCCACACTGAAATCCAACGGCTGTAGTTTTTGTACCTTGTCCAGATTGACCAGATTGATACCCTATAGAAACAGACTGTGCATTTTGTGTATACTGACCAGCATTTGTACCAATTGCTATGGTTGATGTACCTTGTACAGATTGACCAGCATTAGATCCAATGGCTATAGAAAACGCATTTTGACCTACTTGACCGGAACTAAAGCCCAGCGCTACTGTCTGTAACGCTGGTTGAGTCTCACCAGCTTTGTGACCAATGGCCACAGATTGATTCCCTTGTGATGTCGCACCAGCCTGATATCCAAGAGATACCGATTCATTACCCTGACTAGTCTGTCCAGACTTATAACCTACGGCCACCGATTCAGAACCCTGAGTTAGTTGACCAGTTAAATAGCCAACCGCAGTTGACCGATCACCTTGATTTGATTGTCCAGATTGAAAACCAAATGCGAGAGTTTCATCACCTTGATTTACTTCCGCAGATTGGAATCCCAAAACAAGACTGTTATTTCCTTGGTTTAAACGACCACATTGATAACCAATGGCGATGGATTGTAAACCTTGACCACTTTGTCCAGCTTGATATCCAACTGCAATACTTTGTGCATTTTGTCCAACTTGCCCAGATTCAAAACCCACCGCTACAGACTGGGATCCTTGTGTGGATTGCCCCGATCTGTAACCAACCGCGACCGATTGGATACCTTGCGATGTGCGCCCTGATTGATAACCAACCGCCACAGATTGTATATTTTGTGATATTTCACCGGCGTTATCACCCACTGCAACTGATTGAGTTCCCTGATACAATTGTCCTGCATTAGAGCCTATGGCAACCGATAGAGCGTTTTGTGATATTTCACCCGCCGTATAACCAATAGCTACAGATTCAGAACCTTGGGAAGTTTGTCCGGCCCGATATCCAATGGCCACAGAATTAACTTGTTGGTGAGACTGCGCAGACTGGTATCCTACAGCGACCGAACGACTTCCCTGGCGATTTTGTCCCGACTGATTTCCCAAAGCCACTGATTGAGGTCCTTGACTCGTTTGACCTGTCTGATAACCGAGAGCTGTAGACTGTATTCCTTGGTCTATTTGTCCAGTTTGATAACCAACGGCGGTTGCCTGATCACCTTGATTGGACTGCCCCGCCTGAAAACCAAATGCAAGTGTTTCGTCACCTTGATTTACCTCCGCCGTCCCAAAACCCAGAACAATACTGTTATTACCTTGATTTAATCGCCCACATTGGTGACCTATAGCGATAGATTGCGAACCCTGACCAATTTGTCCAGCTTGATATCCGAGTGCGATACTTTGTGCATTTTGACCAATTTGACCCGACTCAAAACCCACGGCGATTGATTGAGAACCCTGTATGGATTGACCCGATCTATAACCAATAGCAACTGATTGTGTGTTTTGACCCACTTCACCACACTCTTGCCCAACAGCCACCGACTGTAGTGCCTGTCTGTCCCTACCCGCATGGTAGCCAACGGCCACCGACTTTTCACCTTGTGAAGTCTTACCCGACTCTGACCCGAGTGCGATCGCGTTTATACCTTGACACGTTTTACCCGCATCTCTACCAATCGTAATTTCGTCAAAGTTGTGATTTATAGATGTAGGTGGAGTTGATGTCGTACTGTTTGTATTATCCTGGTTGAGTTCAGCTAAAAATATATGGTTGAACCGACCAGCATTACCAATGAATGGCATTACTACTATTAGTTAGCGAATAAAATACCACTAAGTCCATTGCGTATTCTGAGAACATTATAATTTACGGCGTATATTGTGATCTCATTTTGACTTAGACGGTTTGTTCCTCTAACGATGTCTCGTATTACAATTTTAGCGTTATCGAGTCTACTAAAATTACACGTACCAGTTGGCTTATATTCGGATGCATTTTTACAAAAATGATACGCAAAATAACGTGTATAAAGTGGGCATTTTTCAGTCTCCACAAAGTTTACGAGACCAAATTTAGAACTATTATAGTTTTGAACTATATGAAAGTATAGAGGGGACATATTTTCTAAAAGAGCTGTACCATTTAGGTATATATCAGCGCTTGAAAATGATAATTTATCTTCTTCTATGACACCACCTTGTGCGGTGTAGCCAAAAAATAAACTTTTAACCGGATGATTAAATGGTGATATATCAAGCGTTGTTTTAGGTAATTGTATCGCATCGTTTATTTTCTGAACTTGTGTAATCACGAGATCCATTGGAGTATTAATAAATTTGTTTCTTTCTTCGGTATCCAAGAAAATATAATTTCCATAACACTTTACACCGGATACATTTTGATTAGCAAAGTTTATTCGAATTTCAACTTCATGATATTGAAGCGCTACGAGAGGTAAAAACATATCATTGTCACAAAAAAAGAAATGTAACGGAATAAACATATTGTTCGATTGTGAAGTTTTGTTCAAAATTTCTTGTGCCTTTACAAAGTTTTCTGCCAAATAGTTTTGCCATATATCAGAAATAAAGTCATATGGGTGCGAATCAATTTTAATACCACCCATATAGAAGTCAATTGTTGCACCGTCAAATTTTGTCAAAAGATCCGTACCCTCGAACCAGACAGAATTTATAAGATCTCCCCAACTTGGAATAATTATAGAACTGTTTTCTGTTGTAATTTCTTTGATCAATCGTGGAGCTTGAGAAAAATTTGTGTGTCTTTTGTACTTCATACTGAAGAGTGACATACCAGTTTCACTCGTTATATAAACGTCTTGCGCACCCTTTGATGCGAGTTGAACTAATGCACCCGACATTTATTTATTAGATAGATTATAAAAACAGACACTTTCCCTGAGGGAATTCGTCCTTCTTTTCCTCCTCAACTTTACCGTGGACTTTGAAACCACCCTGTCGATACACTTTCATTCTCTTATAGTACATAGCTGTAAATATGGACCATGGATCGTGGATGTCGTAGATATGCGGATTGTTCTTTTTACCTTTAGTCTCTCGCATAATACGACCTATACTTTGTGTAATATCGGATTTTGGGGACGCTAAAATGACCGTATCTAGGGTTGGGATATCTAGACCTTCGTGGGCTTGTGAGAAGGTGGCAAAGATGATCTTCTTTTGTGATGAAGCCTGAAGGTCAGCCTCTTTCATACCACCCATGTAGAGTCCCGAGTTTTTGGGGAAACATTGGTGGAGCATTTCACAGTGCCACCGACGATCACTGAGAACAAGGAGTTGCCTCGTTCCCGCAGAAGCTTTTTTCACGAGTTGAACGAGCATTTGATTCCGCTTCCTGTCTTCAACAACTTCTGTAACCATGTTGGGCATTGATAGTTTACCGTTTCTTGTACACGGCGGAGGATTTCTGTAGTTGAATGATTCATAGGTCACGGGGAATACCTCAACCTGTTCCTGATTCTTTCGCTCTACCGCAAAGAATGTGGGTCCCATAAACCAATGAAGAACCTTCGTGAGACCATCTTTTCGTTCGGGTGTCGCCGAAAGACCAAAAATGTGCTTGGGACACATTTTGAAGAGGGACTGACTGAAGACCTTCGCACAAATGTGATGGGCTTCATCCACGATGAGTGTACCAATGGAGTCAAAATCACTGAAGGAATACTCCTTGAGGGACAGGGATTGAAGCATGGCTATGACAAAATCACAATCAGTCTCCTTCTTATCTTGTTGAACTATACCTATCGTGGCACCCGGACAGAACTGTTGAATGCGTTCTCGCCATTGATCTGCGAGAAACTGTTTGTGAACTACAATCATTGTGCGGTAGCCCAACTTACACGCTATTGCCAAGGATACGGTGGTCTTCCCATACCCGCATGGGAGCGAGAGAACACCATGGCCCGCACTAATAGCTGCAGCAAGAGCCTCGTTCTGGTGGGTTGCGTCTCGTAACTGACCGACAAACTTGGCGCTAGATCTCGCTGGCTCGGGGCGACGATCTTCCTTGGGCTTTCCCACCTTACCAACTCCGTAGAATCTTGGAACGCACACTCCATTCTTAGCTGTTCTAAAAACCTTGAAAGGTGGGGGAGGAAATCCATAGTCGCTGTTGACCTGTGGTCTTACTGTCAGTTCCTTTTTAATTTCCTGAATTGGTCCCTCAGTGACGAGGTATCCCGTGCGTGTTAGCATTTGATATATGTAGAGTTTAACTTTTAATAGACACAAGCTTCCAAGCATATCCACTATAGTTGGCAACATTCCAAACACCCGCAAAATCCGTTTCTACTTCAACTTCACACCCCTTTGTAAGAGATTGGACGGGATGTCCTCGGACTTCACACATCACTCTCCTATAACGGAACGGAACCTTAACTGTGAGAATAAGACCATCAAGTGGATCATCTACATGGGAATTTTGAATAAGCCCAGACTTATTCAACTGCATTCTTCGCATTATATTGGCACAATTTTCAGGAATGACCAAACGAATATACTTTTTGTCGTTATGGTCATACATGGGTGTATGTACTTTGGCCAGAAACCTCATAGATTTCTATTACGATAAATTAGAATTAAAACTATAAGCACCAAAAGTGTCAATGATAAAACTTGTGTGAGAAGGAGGGGACTCAATGGTTCCCTCGTTCCAAAACATTTGTGGCTGAGACTGCGCGAAACTTCCACAGCTGCCTCAATGCTTGAATATGGTGTGTTGCGGGGTGACATCATACCACACATCGCCACATGGGGGCACTCACCAAAGAATGGAAGTTGACCATAGAGGCTGAGAACCCCCGATGATTGTGTAAATTGCCAACGCTCACCATCCCACTCGGCACCCCAACCAAAGCGTATTTGTTTAGGGAGGGGGACATCCAATTCCTCGAGGACACGAACTCTCAACTCTTCTGGAGGTGTTGTGAGTATATCTTCCGTGAGATCACAGATAACACATGAAATTGTGTGACCATCTGCGAGAACAACGGGTTGGAGATTCCACTTCGTTGTAGCCGCAATTTCAAGGTCATCACCAAGTTCAATGGGTTCATCAAAATCAAAAAGAACATTTATACATCCATATGTACTCTCTCGCACCTTTTTGTCTGCTTCTGAACCCCAGTTCTCACCGAGAAACTTTAGAGCTGGACTGTTATCCAAACAAAGGAAAAGCATTCCATCGTCAATCACTGTTTCATCCACGAACTCCGCTTTG